TCTTAAACGCTGAGCCTGTAGCTGGCAGTGACCAGAGCATGCGCTCGTGTTCAGCGCGGTACTCAGTCATGACTTCCGTCAACTCGTAGTTCATGTCGTCTTCAACGTTAGACGCAACTTCTTTCATCTCCGGCGTTTCTTTGCCGATGAGTTTGCTACGCACAGGCCCTTGGGCTGGGAACGTCTCAGTAATTGTCTCTGCTTGGAAGCGAACAACAGCTTCTGTAATCATGGGGTGGAACACACCGCATGCGCCGTTCCATGGTTCAGTGCGCTCCTCAATCTGCAAGCCAAGCAGCTTTAGACCATCAACGTAAGTCTTTTCCCAATCTTTACGACCATTCTTGTCGTTGTCAATGTCAGACACCAAGTCCCCAGCCAAGGATTGCAAGGCACCACTGTTTATGTACTCGGCCAAGTTATCGTCAAAGCCTTCTTCATCGTCATCTTCTTTGCCGATGGTGATCTCAATACCATCCATGCCGATGGTAACTTCTTCGGGATCAACAATCTCAATCTCTAATGGTGACTCTTGCTCGCCCAGCGCGTCGATGCCCACGGGTTGTTGGTACAGCGCTTTGTCAATATTCGTTGCCATGTGTAGTCCTAGTAGTATTCGTGTTTCCGGCGGCGAAAGATTTCAAGCTCGTCTTTCTCGTCCGTGTCTAAAGCAATAAAGCCGCCTTGCCTGAAGCGTAGCAGCGCCTGTGTTGTTGTATCCACGTAGTCGTCGTGCTCCCCAACTGGGAACGCGGCCACCTCTTCAATCACTTCCCGTGCCCAGCGTGTGTCAGGTGCCCAGACTTTACCACTGCTGAATAAATCCGCAACCGCGTTCACTCGCACCATCTTGTCGTTACCGCGACTGGGGGAGAACTCTTGGACTGGGATTCCCAACGCCCGCAGTTCCTGAATCAACGGCCCCCCAGATGCCTTTTTCTCCACAATGAACGCATCAGGTTCCCACTCTTTGTATTGCTTAAGCGCTATTACCTTGAGCTCAGGGAAAGCCATGCGATCTTTAAACGCATCCAGTAAGATAAGCTGGGGGGAGTCATTTTCTTCCTCGTTGTAGAAGATGCCCCACGTTGTGCAGGCGGAATAGTCAGAGTTGTTCTTGGTTTCAAACGCCGTATCCCAAGACTGGATGATGTATTCACACCTTGGCGGGTCATCCTGCTCCCAAATACGCCACATTTTGCGTGAAACGATGGCAGAGTTCTCAGATGTTGGCTGCTGCATGTACTGCGCGTTCCAATAACGCGGATCAATCGACGCTTTTGTAGCTTTTAAGCTCTCAAGAGGCCACTGCTCGGGCCAAAGTGACTTCTCGTTGTCCTCGTCTTCGTTCAAAATGGCCGGAAGCTCCACAATCTCCCACGGAATTGCGTCCGGATTTTTTGATTGGTAGTCAATTAAGCGCCCAGTCAGGTCTAACAGCGACCAACGCGTCATCACAATGATGATCGCACCGCCCGGCATCAGACGCTGGAGCGGCCCGGTCTGGAACCACGACCATGCGGTATCAAAAGCCAGTCGACTATTGACTTTAACGTCCTGCTCCGAGTGAGGATCATCAATAACGAACAGATCAGCACCACGACCAGCAAGAGCGCCCCCGACACCAGCAGCATAATACTGACCGCCAGCGCTTGTAGACCATTTACCAGCAGCCTTCTGGTCGTCTGCAACCAATGTTTGCGGAAAAACATCACGGTACTCCTCAGAGTCAATCAAGTTACGCACGCGCCGACCGAAGTCTTCAGACAGACCCGCAGTGTGCGTGCCCATGATGATCTTCTTGTTGGGATACTTGCCAAGGAAGTACGCGGGGAACAGATAAGAGGAGAACTCAGACTTACCCATACGCGGCGCGATGTTGATAATCACCCGCTTTTTACGCCCCTCAACCACGTCCGTAAAGATCTTAGCTAGCTTCCTGTGGTGCGGGCCAATCTTAAACCCGGGGTACACAGATGTAGCAAAGCCCAACATGTTCGTCTTAGCTGCCGTAAGGCTAGCGCGACGTTCGCGCACTTCTATATCGTCGAGGAGTTCTATTTTGTCTTTCAGACTCATGAACGGCAGCGCCTTCTGGATGGCCTCAAGCTCCACCTTGCTGATAGAAGTGAACTGCTCAAAGTCCATCTGGCCCATCATTCTTCTCTTCTGGACTATCGTCTGGGCGCTCTGAAACGTCCACCACGTCTATCACTCCCATGAACTTGGCCAACTTATCCTTGATGCGCTGCTCAACTTCAGCATCCGACATCTCAATCTTCTTGACCTCAATTTGCTCAGTAAAGAGCCCCACTTCCGTGACCTTGCCTAGCGCGATCAGGGCTTTCAAACGGATGTTGGCGTTGGGGGACTTTGTCTCTTCAACCAGTTTAGCCACCGTGTAGCCCCTAATTTCCTGCGCCATGTCTATAAACTGCCAGTCATACGCAGCCAACATACCTGTTAGATGTCTTACTGCCGCTGGGGTTTTTAGTTCTGCAAGGCTAGCCTTTTGATCGGCGCTGTCCGTGTTGGTAGTCACGGCGTTGAACGCTTTTCGCGCCGCCTGTGTCTGTTGTTGGTTAGCAACTACTTCGTCGTCATCCACACCCAACTCTGCTAACCACTGCTCTGTAGCAACTTGCGCCGACAGAATATCACTGGGCGTCGCGTCGTCCAGTTTTTCCAAACCATCCCGAGAGGTGACCTCAGGTTCAAAATGCACCAAGTGATCTAACATGCGTAGGAATCCTTTTCAGTTGCTTCCTCGTTGGCGAGAGTGTACACTTCTTCTTGGCGAGTGCGCAAGCATTTGCTTCTCCTTGATGGTTGTTGAGTTGCCATCTTTGCCCCGGACTAAACACCCGGGGCTTTTTTTTGCCTCGAGGTTTTTTCAATTTTTATAAAATTTTTGGGGGTGCTGTGTTTTTGTACAGTGGGGGGTACTTCGGATTTTTTAAAAATTGATTTGCGGTTACGAAACAGTGTTCACACCATGACGCCACAGCACACTCCAATATGGCTTGGTGGGGGTATGGTGGGGGTCAAGAGTGGAGAACTCTCCACACTGTCAAGGGGATACGGCAACGACTTGTGGTATACTAGATGTATCGATTGGGGGAACTCAGTCGGTTCGGTTTGCCTCGCCCGTCTGCGAGGTTTTTTCTTTTGGAGATTCAATCATGAACATTCAGTTCGATCGTTACATCGTTGCCGTCGGTAAGGCATTGGAAGCAAACGCCAAGGTTGGTGTCGCACTCAAAGCCTTCAAGCCTATCTACGATAAAGCTACGCCAGAGAAACAGTTCGAGTATCGCTTGGCTGTTGGCACACTCATTGGTAAGCACTACGAGTGCGAGACTCGTGAGTCTGTCTATCGTAATGAAAAGACTGTCGCATGGGATGGCGACAACAAAGAGTTGGCAAGGGCGGCAATGAAGTATTACTTCCCACTCAAGCCACGCAAAGCTACTGACAACAAGGCAGACCCAGTAGCCGAATTGCTCAAGAAGTTCAACGCACTCAGCGCAAGCGAGAAGCGTAGATTCCTCAAAGCAATCTAAGTGTGGAGAATTCTCCACAGTTTTTTCGGAGAGCACAGCGGGCGAGGTCTGCCCGCTGTTTCATTTAATGTCCAACTAAGGAATCATCATGAACAACACACACTCACGAGATGCCAAGCGCATCATCAATGAGCTACACAACCTACTACGCCATGTGCGAGCAACCGAACTGTTGTTCGTAGCCAAAGCGTATGGGAGACTGAACAAAGTCCCACAAAAGGTAATGCTCAAAGCCATGAGCCGTTACGCCCGAATCCACCACACCAACTAAGGAAATCATCATGAGCAAGAACAGTAAAAACAAACACTACGCCCTCTCACAAATGCGCGAACTACGAGCAGAGTTCGTAGCCATGCGTGACCAGTGGGAGAAAGACCCACGAGCAGTCATCGCACACAAAGCCAAGCTCAAAGAGCAGTACAACTACGAAGCACGACAAGAGTGGGACACCATCAAGCGTGAGTCCAAACAACTGCGTAGCGCACGACAAGCAGGCAAGCAATCACGACTGTTCTAAGTGTGGAGAATTCTCCACATTCATCTCTCCACAACGTATTGTGGAGAAGTAGGGTAAAAGTGTTGTATTTTCGCACATACCCACCACTTTGCACAACTGGACACACACGAGGGTATCGCGTAACCCGCATGGATGCTAGCGATTGCGATGACCACGTCCACAATACCTATATATATAAATACAATTTTCATTTAGATATATATATTTGTGTATTGCTGGGTGTGTCTTGTTGTTCATCTTTTCAAGTTTGTTTAAGTGTTCTTGAAAAATGGTAGGTATTTTGGTCAGACATGGTATAACACCAGTGTTTATGCGGCTCTCCGCTGACCCACATATAGTGGGTAAGCTCGCGGAATGGTGGGCCAGTTACAAAACCAAGTGGGCCAGTTAGCCCCAAACTGTAAGGCATTAGTATGCAAATCAAAACTTGCGCTAAATGTGGGGAGTCGCG